TTGTAAGTACATTAACGGATTACGCCAAAGAAAACGAAGCATTATTAGTAACATCTTCAGTTCTTGGCTCTAAAACTGCTACTTTGATTAAATCTCAAGGAAACGTTTTAGTTGGAGTAAAATCTTCTGAGAAAATTGGTATCATGGATACTGATGCTTTCTTTCAAGATGATAGCGATTGCGGTTTCAACGCATCAGGTACAACTACTTTCACTCAAAGAAGTGTAACGGTTGGTAAAATTAAAGTACAAGAGGCATTATGTCCAAAAGGATTAGAGTCTAAGTACTTACAAAAAGCATTATCTGCTGGTTCAATGTATGATTCAATCGCATTCGCTGCTGATTATACTTCTAAGAAAGCATCTCGTATTTCTTCTCAATTAGAAACTGCGATTTGGACTGGAGATACTGCTTCAGCAAATGGTAACTTGAATAAGTTTGATGGTTTTGCTAAATTAGTTGCTGCTGCTTCGGCTTCAGTTGTTCACGCAAACACAACTACTTATTACGGAACTCCTTTGGCTGCTTCTGCTGGTATTACAAGTGGTGTTGTTGTTGCAGTTTTAGACGCAGTTTATAAGGCTATCCCAGCGCAAATCGTTGATAAGGATGACGTTGCTATTTTTGTAGGAAACGATGTATTCCGTACTTACACTATCGCATTAAAAAATTCAAATTTATTTAATTATACTTTTGATGGTCAAGCTACTGGAGAATTAACTTTGCCAGGTACAACTATCAAGGTTATCGCAGTTCAAGGATTGAACGGAACTTCTAAGATATACGCTGGTCGTATTTCTAACTTGTTCATTGGTACTGACTTATTGAACGAAGAGGAGCAATTTGAATTATTGCATGACCCTTACGCAATGAACATTAAGTTCATGGCAGCGTTTAAGTTCGGTGTACAATTCGCTTTTGCGGATGAAATTGTAGATTTTATCTTAGCTTAATAATCTTACAAATAAGTTCGGGGAGTATCGCTTGGATGCGACTCCCCTAATTTTAACATTTTAAAGAAAAACAATTATGGCTTGCGCATTAACTCAAGGATATTCTTTGGATTGCCGTGATTCTTTAGGTGGAATAACAGAAGTTTACTTTATTGAAAAGGGAAATATTAGTGCAATTACTGAGGCTTCGGGTTCGGTTTCTGCATTGACTAAAGTAGCTGGAAAGAGATTTTGGAAATATGAGTTAGTACCTGGTACTGCTTCTTTGACTGAAAACGTAAACGCAAACGTTCAAAATGGAACGGTATTCTACGCTCAAGAATTGTCAATCATTTTAAATAAATTACAAGTAGCAACTCGTAACGAGATTTTATTGCTTGCTAAGAACACATTGATAGCAGTAGTAAAAGACAATAACGATAATACTTGGTTGTTAGGTCGTGTAAACGGAATTAACATCACTGGAGGTAACGGTGCTACTGGTACTGCTCAAGGTGACCGTTCAGGATACACGTTGACATTCTCTGCACAAGAGAAGGAATTAGCACCTACGGTAGCTTCAGGGGTATTCTCTGCATTGACTACTCCAGGCGCTTAAGATAGTCGTTTGGTTGACGGGTAAGGGGGGAGCAGATGCTTCCCCTTTTTTTATATAAGAAATTTTGGTAATGCTATTTATATTTGATGATACATTTAATCAAAGGTCAAGTCAACAAAATTATATTAACATTAAGCGAGAAGGCAACTCTTACTTCGCCTAATTATCTATTCTATTTTAAGTCAAGAAACACAAATGAAACGGTGGCATTTGTGATTTTAAACAATGCCGATTTATCTACTTACCCGGAAAGATTTAACGCTTTCAATATTACGGTAAGTTCTTATTTTGCAACTAAATTACCTGGCGAATGGTCTTATCAGATTTATGAGCAAACTTCAACTTCTAATTTAATCCCATCGCAAGCGACTTCATTGCTTGAAAGTGGGCAAGCAAGTTTAAACGACACAAGTCAATTCAGTTTTACTACTTATAGCAACCAAACAAACACTTACAAAGTAAGAGATATATGAGCAATCAATTAATGGTTTTAACTTTTGCGGAGGCAAGACAACCTGAATATCGGGAGAAGAAAGGCGAAGGAGAAGGTTACATTGAGTTCGGAAAAAAGAATGATTATCCTAACTACTTGGTCGATTTATTTAATAAGTCTGCTAAGCATAATGCGATAATTAAAGGCAAGGTCAACTACATAACTGGGAATGGCTTCAAAATCAAAGAGGGTGTCGACCCTATTGGTGAACAATTCATCGCACAAGCCAACCGAGTGGAGTCGTTGACCGAAGTATTAAGAAAAGCATCTATTGATATTGAGTTATTTGGAGGCGCTTACTTACAAATTATATGGAGTGTAACGGGGGAGAATCTTGCTGAGGTTTATCACGTTGATTATACTAAGATTAGAACTAATGCTGATAATACTCAGTTTTGGTATTCGGAGAATTGGGAAGATAGGAAGTACAAAAGAGAGGTCTTTAACGGGTTTAATTCTCAGTTAAGACAAGGCACTCAAATAATGTATTTAAAGGAGTATCGACCTAACTTAAATGCCTACGCATTACCAGGTTATTTCGGTGCTTTAAACTATGTTGAATCAGATATTGAAATATCTAAGCACGTTTTAGGTAATGCTCAAACGGGATTTAGTGCAAGCAAATTAATTACCTTACCAAATGGCGAGCCATCGGATGACGAGAAGCGCCAAATAGAACGCAAGTTTACCGATAGGTTTACGGGAAGTGATGGCAAGAAGTTTATACTTTCATTTGTCAACGATGCTTCAAGAAAGCCAGTCATTGAAGATTTAGGAGCAAGTGATATTACAAAAGAAGATTTTGGTAATGTAGATAAAATGATTCAGCAGAACATCTTTGCTGGGCATCAAATTACTGCTCCCGATTTATTCGGTATTTCAACTCCAGGTCAATTAGGAACTCGCCAACAAATGCGTGATTCTTATGAGATTTTTAAAAATACCTACGTTAATGATAAGCAAATATTTCTTGAGCAAGTATTCAGTTTACTTGCCAAATTACACGGTGCTAATTCAGAACTCCAAATCATACCAGTCGAGCCGATTGGCATAGAATTTAGCGAGTCGATTATTTTACAAGTTGCTCCTAAGCAATGGATACTTGAAAAGTTAGGTATTGATATGACTCAATATCAAGAAGCTGAAATAGTTCCTGAGTTAGCACCCGTAGAAATACAACAATCAAAAGTAGAATTTAGCGAGGATGAGGTAGTTAGTTTATTTTCTGAATTTGGAGTTCCAAAAAATGATTATGTAATTTTTAAATCAAAAGAGGTTTTTAGTTCGGTCGTAAATGAAGAAGAAGAAAAATTTCATTTAGAATTTGCTGAGCAAGTATTATCGGGATTAGAATCTAATATGTTAGACTTAATCCAAAAAGATAAAAGAATAACTCCTGAAGTAATTGCGGGAACTCTTGGAGTAGACATTATTATTATTGGTAGAATTTTAGATGGATTAGAAAAACGAGGTATAATCGGAAGTTCAGTTTCAAGAGGAATAACCGAAAGAAAACTATCAAAGCCATTATCGGAATTGAATGCACCTAAGCCATCAACTTCAAGTTTTATGGTTAGGTATTCATACGAATGGAGGTCAGATATTCCAGCAAGTGAACGTAATTCGGCAGACCATCCAAGTCGTGTATTCTGCGCAAGATTAATGCAATTAGATAGATTATATTCAAGAGCAGAAATTGAATCTATATCTGCAAGATTAGGATATTCTGTATTTGATAGAAAAGGTGGTTGGTGGACTAAACCAAATGGTCAGGCTTCGCCAAGTTGCAGACATCGTTGGTTTGCTCAAACGGTAATTAAGAAAGGATAATGCCATTCATTTATAAACATATAAGATTAGACACTAACCAAATATTTTATATTGGGATAGGAAAAGAATTGAAAAGAGCATATAGCAAACAAAGAAGAAATAAATATTGGAATAATATTGTTAATAAAGTAGGCTATAAAATTGAAATTATTGAAGAAGTTGATACTTGGGAAAATGCTTGTAATAAGGAAAAGGAATTAATTTCTTTATATGGCAGAATCGATAAACAAAATGGCATCTTAGTTAATATGACTGATGGAGGCGAAGGAGTAATTGATATGTCAATTGAATCAAGAAAAAGTATTAGTGAAAAATTAAAAATTTCAAGACTTGGTGCTAATAATCCTATGTATGGCAAAAAGGGAAGTTTAAATAGTTTTTATAATAGGCGACATACTGAAGAAGCAAATGAAAAAAATAGACAAGCGCACATAGGTGTTAATGTTGGTCATAAATGTGGAATGGCAAAGAAGGTAATAGATATGTCCAATAATACTATTTATGATTGTGCAAAGTATGCTGCTGAAAATATTGATATGCGATACGGCACTTTGATAAATATGCTATCAGGACATAGAAAAAATAAAACAAGTTTAAAATACTTATAATGAAAAATATTCTTTTTATCAATACTTTAACAATAAAAGAACGCACTTCGGTGCATTCTAATATTGATGATAAATTAGTAATTCCTGAAATAAAGGTTTCACAAGATATGTACATACTGCCAGCGTTAGGAACGGCACTTTATACAAGATTGCAAAATGGTATCTTAGCATCTAATTTAACTCAAGCCGAAACAACATTGTTAGATGACTACGTAACAGATGCGTTAGTTTATTACGTATTGTCAGAGTTGCCAGTTGGCTTATCTTTTCAGTTTTACAATAAAGGATTAGTTCGCAAGATTTCAGATAATAGCGACCAACCTAATATGCAAGATTTAATCGATGTAGCTAATCGTTATCGTTCAAGAGCGGAGTTTTACAAGCAAAGAATGATTAAGTATTTGCAAGAGGTAAGCACAACAAACTTATTCCCTGAGTATATCAATCCTGGCACGGGAATCGATACGATGTATCCCGAAAGAGATGGCTATCAGTCGAGCATATTTTTAGGAGATGAAAATAGCTTGTTTGGAATGAGTTATCCTCAACACGTTTTAAAGAGTAAAGGACATTGCAATTAATAAAATATGCCAAAAGCATTCTCAACCAAAAACATTAATAAACTAATCGTTTATTTACAAACAAATGGCAATAAAACAACTGACATTAAATCAAACAATCAAGCTGATAAGGGATATTGCCCAAAGCCACGACCAAATTAATACGGTCTATTTTGGCGATGTGTGGGAGTTTCTTTCTCAGCCTGATAA